GATAGATAGATAGGGCATTTGTTCCAATGTTCCAGAAATAATGAAGTGGAAAGAGTCTGACGGGTAAAAATTTATGGGGGGACTTCATTTTATTTTTTCTTAAATGACGCTGCGTGTCCCCCCTCATGCCTCCAAAGGTTTAGCCTATCTCTTGGAACATTGGAACATTGGAACAAACGGGGCTAAGTCATTGATCTACAAAGTAAAATCTTGTTCCAAGCCTTTTCGCGTTTTGGAACAAACTTAGTTTTGCGCTTGGAACAAAAAAGTTTGACACCCAAAAATTCTACGTGTAGCCTTGCGTAGCATGGCGCGACGAAAAAAATCTGACCTTCCCGCCCTCGCCCAGAAGAAAACTGGTCTCGCGGAGCGAGACCGAACGGGGTCGGCCGCGCCGGGACTAGGTACGACAAAACCCCACCCGGCTTGCGCCGGGCAGGGTGTCGGGAGCGTGTTAGTTAATACGCTCAGGCCTTGGCGGGAACTACCTTGCCCTCCGCGACGTAAGGCCGGGTGAACTTGACCTCGGCATCGAGAGCGTTTAGCAGGGTGCGCGCCGCATCAGGCTTTTTCTCCGATAGGATCACGAATGCACCCCGAACTAGCGCGAGGATCGCGGCCGGGTCTGGCAGTTTCTCGGCAGCCTCAGCCTGTACCGCATCAATCGCGGCAGGAATCAGTTTCGTCACGTTCTGGCGGAATGCGACCCGCACATAGTCTTGCGCGGCCTTGCGTACCTTGGATTGGTCGGCGGTAAAATCTTTCGCGGCCTTTTTGTCGGCTTCCCACACTTGCAGCCCGAACGACGCGACGTCCCACATCTTAGACTCGATCTCACGGGGTGCGGAAAAGTAAGCCTCAGCAAAGACCCGGCGCGCCTGAGTGTCAAAGGCCTTCCATTCCGGGCTATCGGTCACGGCCTTGATATCGGCCTGAGTCGGTTCGACCGGGAACAAGGCCGGGACAGACTCGCGGAGATTGGCGAAGGCCTGAGCCTGAGTGATGCCGCCCTGCGCGACGGTTTCGAGATCGGCAAGGATGATGCGGTAAAGATCGAGATTCATGTTTGCTACCCTTTGGTTGTCTGCGCGGTATTGCGCTCTTCACATATAGTTAGACCAATTCGGGCGATGTTGGTTCCGTGATTTTTTACTTTTTTTAGTGGTATTTTCGCGTCACCGTGTTAGTTAATACGCTCCCGGCCGGGCGCAGCGAGGGCGAAACCGGGCAGAGTCAGACCCCACCCATACCCCATGACCCCGATCTGTAAGTGGGTCCCCCTGTCTCACCTCTACACTTGAATACTCACAAACGACACCACTCATTTCAAAAGCCGGCTTTAGAAAATCGCCTGTATCTACATCATTAATTACGTTTTTTACCAAGCTCGACCCCCCACCCCCTTCGCCTATAAAACACCCCCGGTTGTCTTTTTGGTACCATGCTTTTTATTTTCTGCTATATAGTGTTGATCCGGGACTTAGCCCCCCGCAAAAACCATGCAAGACCTTCTTATCCCAGAGATTGAAGAGAACATCGCCCTACCCGCAAACGCGGCCGAAGCCTTGCCGGAGTTGACTCCCGAGGCTGAGATCGAGATGAGGGCAAGAACCATCAAACTCATATCCGACTTAACTGGCACCCCGCTCTGCCCAGACGAGAATGACATCACGGCAGCGAAAGAAATCGCCACTGCCCACCTCGCTAACCCTAAGACTCGCATTGATTACAGTAAGTACCCGAACGAGACGATGGCGTTCTTGGCCGGGTTAGTCGCGCAGAGCAACTGCGCTATCGTGGACGACCTGTCTGAATTGAAGCTGTACGTGGTGAACAAGCTGGTCTACGAGGTAGAACACGCCGATAGCAGCAAGACTCGCATCCAAGCCCTCTCTAAATTAGGAGAAGTGGACGGGGTAGACGCCTTTAAGAAGCGTACCGAGACCACACACATCATTAAGCCGATTGAAGAAGTCGAGAAAGAGCTTCTCTCGGTGTTGGAAGGCATCGAGTACACGGTAGTGGACGACGGAAACGGGGCAAACGATGTCGTTAATAGCTAGAGAAAGGACGATTGAGGACCGCCGTGCTCACTGCGATCCTTGTGAACACAACAAAATGGGGATTTGTAAGCGTTGTGGCTGCATTATCGCGGCTAAAACACGGCTCAAAGGGCAAAGATGTCCGATTGGTCTGTGGGGACCGGAGACGCAAGGCATCCGTGACCTGCTAAAAGACTAAAAATCGTGCAACTGACCCAAGAAAACATCAACAAACTCAAACTTGCCCTGCCAAAAATGCCGGACAAGGAGAAACGGCGCGTTGCAGAGCTACTTAAGACGTACCAAAACCAGCTAACGCAGGCAAAAGGGAAGGATTCCTTCCTCGATTTCATCAATCACGTGTACCCCGGCTATAAAGTCGGCCCCCACCACCGGAAATTGGCGAGAATCTTTGAGGAAATCGCCAACGGCGTGAAGAAAAGGGTGATCGTCAACATCGCCCCGCGTCATGGCAAGTCAGAGATGATCAGTTACCTCGCTCCTGCGTGGTTCCTCGGGAAATACCCGCACAAAAAAGTGATCATGGCGTCTCACACGGCGGATCTGGCCGTGAACTTTGGCCGCAGAGTCAGAAACTTGGTAGGGAGTGACCTGTACCGTGACATCTTTCCTAACGTCGAGCTTCAAGCAGACAGTAAAAGTGCTTCTCGTTGGGGTACAAATTTTAACGGTGAGTATTTTGCTATTGGTGTTGGCGGTGCCTTGGCTGGTCGGGGCGCTGATCTATTCATTATTGATGATCCTCACTCTGAACAGGAAGCCAAGCAAGGAAGAGCTGATGTATTTGAGCCTGCTTGGGAATGGTTTCAGTCGGGACCGGTCCAACGACTAATGCCGGGTGGCGCGATCATCGTAGTGATGACGCGGTGGAGTAAACAGGATCTGACCGGCAAGATCGTGGATCACATGACCCGCGAAGAAGGGGCAGATCAGTGGGAAGTGGTTGAGTTCCCTGCCATCCTGAACGACAAACCGTTATGGCCTGAGTTCTGGCAGATTGATGAGTTGCTGGCGAAGAAGGCCAGTATGGACGTTCGGTACTGGCAAGCCCAGTACATGCAGCAGCCGACCTCGGAGGAAGGCGCTCTTATTAAAAGAGAGTGGTGGCAGGTCTGGGAGCCAGAGAATCCCCCGATGTGCGAGCACATTATTATGACGCTCGACGCTGCCCAAGAAAAAACGAACCGGTCGGACTACAACGCCCTGCTGACTTGGGGGGTCTTCAAGAACGAGGAGACCCAGAACTACAACATCATCCTGCTGAACGCGATCAAAGAGCGGCTGGAGTTCCCGGAGTTAAAAGCCCTCGTCCTTGAGCAATATAAGGAGTGGAACCCAGACACGTTCATCGTGGAGAAGAAATCCAACGGCGCGGCGCTGTATCAGGAGATGCGGCGGATGGGCGTGCCGATTGCCGAGTTCACGCCGGGTAAGGGACAGGATAAGATTTCAAGAGTTAATGCGGTTACTGATCTATTCTCTTCCGGTATAGTCTGGGTGCCTGACCGACGCTGGGCTTGGGAGGTAGTGGAGGAATGCAACGACTTCCCCTCCGGTACCCATGACGACTTGGTGGACGCCACCACCCTAGCCCTACTTCGATTCAGACAGGGGGGCTTTATTCAGCTTCCCAGTGACGAACCGGAACCGACCCGATGGTTTAAGAGCCATCGTCGTGAAGGATTTTATTAGTGAACTACGACTTAAGAAGTTACGTCAAGATTTATAACGGCTTTCTGAGCGAGTCGTTTAGCAACACTATTGTCTCAAAGCTGAAGTCAGTTGACTGGGAACTTCACACTTACAACGTAAAAGGTCGTAGCTACTCGTTTGATAATGACCTGTCCATATCTTACCCAGACCTCCCCGAGCAGATGATCCTGAAGTTACAGATTTCGGATCTGCTAAAGCGTTACATCTTCGAGGACATGAAAGATCTTACTTGGTGGAAGACTTGGGATGGGTATTCAGAAGTAAGGTTTAACAAGTACGAGACCGGCACAGAGATGAAAACTCACTGTGACCACATCAAGACTTTGTTTGACGGTGGGGACAAAGGAGTTCCGATCCTTACCATACTGGGCGGTCTCAACGATGACTACGAGGGTGGCGAATTAATAATGTGGGATGACTATGTGGTGCCGCTAAAAGCCGGTACTGTGATGGTTTTCCCGAGTAATTTCATGTACCCACATAAAGTTAACGTGGTAACTAAAGGCGTGCGATACAGCTACGTTTCGTGGGTTTGGTAACTAGAGGATATTACGATGGCCGTCGATAAAAGTTTGATGGAGGCTCCCCAAGGTATCGCGGTCCTTGCCGCTGAGATGGAGCCGATTGAGATCGAGATTGAGGTCGAAGGACTCTCTGACGAGGATGGTGCCGTCATTGAGATGTCTAAAGCCGAGCCTCGTGCCGATGAGTTCGATGCCAACCTTGCCGAATACATGGGCGAGAACGAACTTCAGAGCCTTGCTTCTGAATTGATCGGGCAGTACGAGCAAGACCTCTCCAGCCGCAAAGATTGGCTAGATACCTACGTTAAAGGTTTGAAGATCCTCGGAATAAGATATGAGGATAGAACGGAGCCGTGGCCGGGTGCGTGTGGCGTGTTCCACCCGTTGCTCATGGAGAGCGCGGTTAAGTTCCAGTCCGAGACAATCATGGAGACCTTCCCGGCGATGGGTCCGGTCAAGGCGAAGATCATCGGCAAGGAAACGGCAGAGAAGAAAGAGTCTGCTGTTCGTGTCGTTGATGACATGAATTTCCAACTCACCGAGGTAATGAAGGAGTACCGCCCGGAACACGAGCGGATGCTGCTGTCGATGGCCTTGGCGGGTAACGCCTTTAAGAAGGTGTACTTTGACCCGTCGTTGGGTCGCCAGACTGCGGTGTATATCCCGGCTGAAGATATCGTGGTGCCCTACGGTGCTGCGAACCTTGAGACGGCTGAGCGTGTTACGCACCGGATGCGTAAGACTAAGAATGAGTTAGCCAAGCTTCAGTACGCTGGGTTCTATCGTGATGTGGACTTGGGTGAACCGGTTCGCGTCATGGACGAGGTGGAGAAGCAGAAGGCTGAGGATCAAGGCTTCAGTGCAAGCATGGACGATAGGTTCCAGTTGCTTGAGATGCACGTGAACATTGATCTGCCGGGTTATCCGGATGTGGATGATGAGAACCACGAGACCGGGATTGCTCTTCCCTACGTGGTGACGATTGAGAAGGGAACGGGAACAGTTCTAGCAATTCGCAGGAACTGGAGAGAAGACGATGAACTCAAAGCCAAACGACAGCACTTTGTCCATTACGGATATATCCCCGGATTTGGATTTTACTACTTCGGCCTTATTCACCTTATCGGGGGACACAGTAAAGCTGCAACGTCCCTCCTTCGACAACTGGTGGACGCCGGAACCCTCAGTAATCTCCCCGGAGGACTCAAATCTAGAGGACTACGAATTAAAGGAGACGATACTCCAATCGCTCCGGGTGAGTGGCGAGACGTAGATATTCCAAGTGGTGCGGTGCGGGACAACATTCTCCCCTTGCCGTACAAAGAGCCGAGCCAAGTTTTGGCTTTGATGCTCGATAAGATTGTTGAAGAAGGACGCCGATTCGCTGCGGTGTCGGATCTCAAAGTCAGCGATATGTCGAGCCAAGCGCCGGTCGGTACCACACTAGCCATCTTGGAGCGCGTTCTGAAAGTGATGTCGGCTGTTCAAGCCCGCATCTACTACGCGATGAAGCAGGAGTTCAAACTACTTGCTGCGATCATCCGAGACTATACGCCAGAGGAGTACAGCTACGAGCCTGAAGTTGGTTCGCGTAAAGCTAAGAAGTCCGACTACGACGATGTAGATGTCATCCCGGTCAGTGATCCGAACGCGGCAACGATGTCGCAGAAGGTGGTTCAGTACCAAGCCGTGATGCAGTTGGCTCAACAAGCCCCGCAGTTATACAACCTCCCGCTCCTGCATCGTCAGATGATCGAGGTGTTGGGTGTTAGGAATGCGGAGAAGTTGGTGCCGATGCCGGACGATCAGAAGCCACGCGATCCGGTCACGGAGAATATGGACGCAATGACGGGTAATCCGCTCAAGGCGTTTATGTACCAAGACCACGAAGCGCACATTCAGGTTCACATGGCGTTTGGCAGTGATCCGAAGATGGCTCAGCTTATTGGTCAAAACCCGATGGGACAGCAGATCAACGCTGCACTCCAGTCGCACATCATGGAGCACTTGGCGTTCCAGTACCGCCGAGAGATCGAGAAACAGCTTGGTGTGGCTCTGCCGCCCTTGCCGCAAGACGACAACGAGGAGTACGACATGCCTCCGGAGTTGGAGGTTCAGGTGTCGCAGATCAGCGCCGTCGCAGCGCAACGCCTCTTCCAGAAGGATCAGGCCGAGATGCAGGCGCAGCAGATTGCTCAACAGCAGCAAGACCCGCTTGTTCAGATGCAGATGATGGACCTCCAGATCAAGCAGATGGAGGCTCAGACCAAGCAGATGAAGGCGCAGATGGAGATGCAGGTAAAGCAGGAAGAACTGCGTCTCAAAGAACAGCAGAACATCATCAACGCAGCGGCCAAGGAAGACGAGCTTCGCCTACGCGAGGCCGAGATCTCTGGTCGGCAGCAGCTTGATGCAGCCCGTCTTGGTGCGGATATCGAGAAGCACAAGGCGCAAGAATCGAACCGGCAGCAGCTTGAGGGTACGAGACTCGGCGTTGAGATTGCGAAGGCACAAGATCAGTCCTCGCAACGCAGCGTCAACCCGATGGCGACTAGCCCACGGTCGAGAAAGATTCCCGGTCCGGGAGGTAAGTGAGGATAGGTAAATGGCTTATAGCAACGCTCTGGAATACCTTGAGGCCAAACTCAAGGAGGAGCGCACGTTGATCATAGAAAGCCTCATCCAAGGCAAATTGGATGAAGGTGAGTACAAACGGTTGTGTGG